CAAAGAGTTGAACGTCCTGAATGACACGTCTAACTTCCTTATGAGCTACCAGACAAACAACTGGTTTGACGAGGCTTACTTGATTGCTGAGCCACGCACTGGTTCTCCTGAGTACTTTACGTACAATGGTGTGAACTCTAGTGGCGACACACTGGTGGACTTGTATCCTAAGCCGGACGGTGTTTACTCATTACGTTTCAACTGCGTACTACGTAATCCTGACTTAAGTGCTGACAGTGACACACTGAAGATACCAACGATGCCTGTGCTTCACTTAGCGGTAGCACTAGCAGCACGAGAACGTGGTGAGACTGGTGGTACTTCGACTCAAGAGTACTTCCAGATTGCTAACAAGTACCTGTCAGACGCTATTGCACAGGACGCTGGCAGACACCCAGAAGAAACAATCTTCTATACTCCGTAAGGCGCATTTGTATGGCACAGGAACTCAAAAGCATTAATCTTGTAGCACCAGCGTTCAAAGGAATTAACACCGAAGACGCACCGCTGGCACAAGATCCGTCTTTTGCTGAAGTTGCTGACAACGCAGTGATCGACAAGCGTGGGCGTATTGCTGCACGTAAAGGCTACAGTTTGCTTACTCAGGCTGCGTTTGAGTACGTCGTAGTGGACGACACCACAGGTTTTCAACCAGGTGAAACAATCACTGGAGGCACGTCAGGCGCTACAGCAACGATTACAGAAGTGTACAACGGGACTGTGTTGCTTATTGAGGACACTCGTTCAGGGACCTTCAGTGCGTCTGAGACGCTCACTGGTGGCACTTCTGCAACAACTGCTACGTTTTCTTCTACGCAGACTAGCGCAGATCTTTCGACAAACCCGATACGAGCAATCAAAGAATTTAGGGACGACGCTGGTAATATTAAAGTATTCTCAGTAGGCAACAATAAGATCTTAAGCGGTACAGAGACGCTTGTTGACGAAACGCCCAGTGGCTACACAGTTTCTGACGATAACTGGAAAATGGTTACGTTCAACGACAAGATCTATTTCTTCCAGAGTGGACACGAGCCTCTAGTGTATGACAGTACGTCAAAAGCAGTAGAAGAACTAAGCTCTGTCTCCGGTGCTGCTGGTGTGTCTCTGACGATGTACGGCAATGAAGCTCTGGCTGCTTATGGCCGATTGTGGACTGCTGACTTTGCTACAGAGAAGTCAAAGATTTACTGGTCTGATCTTCTGATAGGTCAGGACTGGTCAGGCGGTACGTCAGGATCCATCGACATTGCTAAAGTCTGGCCTGATGGGTACGACGAGATTGTAGCACTGGCTGCACACAACGGCTTGCTGATTATCTTTGGTAAGCACAGTATCGTAGTGTACAAAGGTGCCGAAGCTCCAGCATCAATGGAACTATCGGACACAGTAGCTGGCATTGGTTGCGTAGGTAGAGACACTGTGCAGTACACTGGCTCAGACGTTCTCTTTTTGTCTCAGACTGGCCTTAAGAGTTTCGGTAGAACAGTACAAGAGAAGTCAATGCCTTTAACTGCTTTGTCCTCTACGATTACTAAAGACATCATTCAGCTGATTAATGAAGCAAATGAGTTGTACAAATCAGTGTACCATCCAGAAGAAAACTTCTACTTACTGACATTCAGCAACCAGGACATGACGTACTGTTTCGACATAAGAGGTACATTGGAAAATGGTGCTTACAGAGTAACACGTTGGCCCGGCACTGGATTCAAGTGTTACGAAAGCAGAGACAATGGTGACTTGCTCATTGGCAACACCAGTGGCTTTGGTAGGTACACTGGTTATCAGGACAACGGTAATTCTTACGCCTTCAAATATTTCAGCCCTGAACTATCTTTTGGAGACCCGTCTAAACTAAAGTTCCTCAAAAAGATCAGACCTACGATTGTAGGAGGTAGCGGTCTTAATATTTTGTTTAAGTGGGACTATGACTTTGGTTCTGCTTACAACTCAGAATTTATTACGCTCAGTAGCCAAGCAACGGCTGAGTTTGGTGTAGACGAATTTAACATAGGTCAATTCTCAAGCGGTGTTCTTACGTCTAAACAAGCAATTAACGCTAATGGCAGTGGTGGAACTTTGAGCATTGGTTTAGAAACGGACATCAATGGTGGACAATTATCTTTACAGGAAATCAACATACTTGCGCTGGTAGGTAAAACAATATGAGCAACTACACTAAACTTACTGATTTTGCCTCTAAGGACGCATTGTCTTCTGGAGACGCCAACAAAATCATCAAAGGAACTGAGTTTGAAACTGAGTTTGACAACATTGCTACGGCAATAGCAACTAAAGCAGACACTGCTAGTCCTACGTTTACTGGGACTGTAACAATGGCTGGTTTTGCGTTTACTGGTACGTTGTCAACTGGTACTATTGACGGAGGGACGTACTAATGCCTGAATTACCGGATTGGGTTAAAGGTTTACTGGGTGGCGTAGGAGCAGCAGGTGGTTTAGGGCTTGCAAAAGGCGCTTATGACGAGCTAGGTCGTATTGGAGAAAAAGGCTACGCAGAGTTAGCAGGAGAAGGTGGGCTTGCAGAAAAACTCCAAGGTATGCTGGAGTTTCAGCCATACACCGTAACGTCTGCTACTGGTGGTCAATTCGGTATGCGTAGAGACCCAACGACGGGTCAGATGGTGTATGAACTACAGACTTCTCCAGAAGAACAGGCGCTGCAACAACAGCAACTAGCGCGTGCACAGGAGTTCTTTGGACAAGCTGCGATGCCCGTAGCCCAACGTGAGCAGGACGTATATCAGCGTATGCGTGCAGCCATGTCTCCTGAAGAAGAAAGACAAAGACTTGCACTAGAACAACGCTTGCAGGCACAAGGACGTCTAGGAGTTACTACTGGCATGTTCGGTGGGACACCAGAGGCTTTGGTGTTGGCTAAAGCTCAGGAAGAAGCCAGAAATGAAGCAATGTTGAACGCTATGCAGTTCGCAGGTCAAGAGCAACAACGCTTGGCTGGCTTAGGTACAGGTATGTTAGCTGCTGGTTACGTACCACAAGCTCAGTTGATTGGCGCATTGCAGCCTGGAATGACTGCTGCAGAACGTCAGCGTCAAGCTATAGCCCAACAAGCGGGTGCTTATGGTGAAACATACGCTAGTGGTCTGGAGGCACTTTTGACTGCAGCACAAGCACAAGCTAATCTTGCTGGTGGTTTAGGCTCCAGTATCGCAAATACGGCTTTAGGTGGGCTGTTCTCAGTCTAAGGAAGAAAACATAATGGCTAAATTTTCACAACAGTTCTTAGCTAACTTAGGTCGTCCTCAGTTTGCTGAAAGCCTCTTTGGTTTAGGAAGGACTATTGGCGGTATTCCTCAGCAAATGCAGGAAAGACAAAAGCAACAAGAGTTTAACAAGTTGATGCAACAGGCTCAAGGTGCACAAGCTGCTGGTGATATCACAAGTATGAAACTTTTGTCACAGCAGTTGTCTGCTGCTGGTTATACCCAGGAAGCTGGGCAGCTTATGCAGGCTGCCGTAGAGCTGGAGAAAAAAAATAAGCAGCAAGAAGCTGTTTCAGGTTTATTTGAAGGAACTCCAACAGAAGAAACTGTAATGGCTGCGGCAAAACAGTTACTAGCTACTGGTGATGTTGAAGGAGCTATACGTCTTAGAGAAAAAGCCGTATCTTTAGGCCAGACAGAAAAAGCTAGACAGGCAGGAACTGCAGCCATACAACAAGAACTTCAAGGATACATGATGGATCCTAAAGCTTCTCCAGAAGTAAAACGAATGGCTAATCAAGTATACCGTGGTTTTGTGGCCGGCCGTATGCAGCCTGAAGCTGTAGAACAACAGATGAAAAACCTAAGAACTCTTGCTCAGCCAAGAACCACAGGAAGCATGGCTGCTCCTCAGATTGTTGAAGTTCAACGTAAAAATCCTAAAACTGGAGAAATAGAAAATATAAAAGTAGAAAGAAGATTCAATGCTGTAACTGGAGAACGTGAAGAAGAACTACTGGGTTTTGTAATTCCTGAAGAAGCAGACGAAGTTAAAGAGTCTACTACCTTGCTTAAAATTGAAAACACTTTGACACAAGAAGTTAGAGAAATCTCCAGTAAAG